GGTCAGCGTGTCTGACCCGCTTTGCGGCCTACGTCCACCATCCGTTTGCGCTCTCCTGCAGAGAGAACTGGGTAAAACTCGGGAGTGCATTCGCAGAGGTGGTAGGCTGTATTTGGGGCTGGTCTTGGGCTTGACGAGCCCATTTGGCCAGGAACCCCCACGGCTTCTCTCTGCCCGTCTGTGTTAATGCACGGGGTAGTCCGAGGTTGTGGAAGTAAGCCGCGGCTCCGACAGGATCTACAAGAGGATCTTTGCCGGAGCTTAGCAGCTTCACCGCCCGACGGAAATTCCGGGCGGTAGGGTTTGCGGTGAAGAGGAGAGGGAGGAGACGCCACAGCTCTCGACGTTGTCGGTTGCTGAGCTCTAAGGTGCGGGTGCGGTCCCGCAGGAGCAGGTAAGCGTCGCGGGAGGAGTGCGTCTCTGCCATGTGCTTGCCGATGGACACGCGGCGCCTCGCCTCGCGGACCAGAGTGAGGAGATTTTTCTCCTCTGGTTTCGCGATGGACGAGAGCAGCTTCTTGCGTGAGAAGGCAGCCCTGGCGGCAGTCGTAGCTTCCTCCATGGGAACCCCTCCGTGGGCTACGCGAAGATCGTCGTGTAGTCCTCTTGAGATTTCTGCCCACTCTGAGTCTGAGATCCCCCGTTGGCAAGAAAAGTTGCCCCGGGCTGTCCAGGCTAAGAGTTGGCGCCGGGCGGTGAGTGCGTCTTCGGTCGTCTTGTAGGGGACACCGGAGCCTCCTAGCCAGATAGGCCCCTTTGGGGCTTTGTCTGGACAGGTTGCTTTGAGTGTTTCCTTGATGACCTTGGACAGGACACCACGCTCGGTTTGTAATCTCGCGGAGAGGTTCGTGCGGACGCTGAATGCTCCTGTGTGGCCTCGCCGGCCAAAGAGTTTGGCGGCCGTGGCTTCCCTGATGCCGAGGACATTGATTTGGCGCGTTTTGGCGCCGAGTCTGTCCTGGGTCTCGTACTTTTCGCAGAATACCCCCCGGTGGGGGGAGACAAATGACTTTTGGCTCTGGAGTTTGAGCCCTGTGGTCTCGGTCCAATGGATGTACTGGAACCGCCTTGTGCGGGACCAGGAACCCAGAAGATCGTCTCCGCAGATCTTGAACGAAGGATCTCGGACGATGTCTCCACCATTGGTGGCGTTGAATGCGTTGAGTACTGAGAGGATCGTCCAGCTGAACCCAGCTCCTAGTAAGACGGAGTTGGTAGTAGGCTGGATTGTGATCCCATTGGTGAGAAGTTGCGGGCCGACGATATTGAGAGCAGCGCGGGTCTTTAGGGGGTCCCATTGAAGAGCACGGGCTATCCCTCTGGTGACTGCTTCGGCAACATCGTGAGATATCCATTCTGTGGCTGCAGAGAGGTCGGCAGAGTATAGGTCCCCTGATCCCATCAGGGGGGTGAACTCTCCCGTAAGTCCCTCGCGGTACCACGGATGTCTTGCGAGAAGCGAAACGGTTTCTCCGGAGATAGCCCGGCCAAAGTGTGCAGTTGCGGCGCTGTGCAGAGTTGCTACTCTGACCTTCCCCACTTCCTGGATCGGGAGTGCCTTGAATTGGGCGCTGCCGGATTCGGTGGGTTTGTCGGTCGCGAGTATAAATTCGCACATCTCGTAGAGGTCGGACGTGGTTGGGGTTTCCTTCGCAGTCCATGCGAATGTCCCCCCTGTCCGGATCCCTGCGAGTCTCCGCTCCGCCTGCCACATTTGGCGCAGGTCGGTTCGCTGGCCCCCCTCGGCCCTCGAGTACAGGAAGGATGCTGTCTGCGCCGGCGTTGGGGCGGTGGGTCCATCTATGTAGTAGATGTCGACCCCCATCCTTTCGGCGACGTGGGGGAGAAGGGGTTTGCGAGGCTTGCCTTTGCATTCCCGCAGTAACCTTTCTGCGAATATTGTCAGGTGGGTGAGTACCGACGGATCTGTCGGTGCCCTTTTCCTTGTCCAGTGGTCGACCTTCTCTTTGATCTCCGCTGTGAAGCGGTGGATTAGAGGGAATGGTACGGCCCTGGATAAGGACGAAGCCTGGAATAGTCTCAGAGGGGTTGTTGCTGAAGTTGGTAGGAAGTAGGTGGCGGGGTTGATGTGTGGCGCCGGGTCCGAAAGGGCTCGTCGCCTCCATTCGAACGCTACTTCTTTCACTGTCTTCACTCCTCCCTTTGCAGCGTGTCCAATGTACTCGAGGAGTTGACGGGTTCTGATGGCGTTGCGCGGCCGTAGGTCCATCTTCCATGTTCCTGATTTGGAAGATTTGTGCATCTTGGGGAGTTCCCCGTGAGCGAGTTCCCACGCTCCGAGGATTCCTACAAGGGCACGGGCCACGGCCTGCGCGCGGTCGGTTGCGGTTTTGTTCTTCCGCAGCTTTGTCAGTCCCGCCTTTCCGAGGAGGTTTAGTTGACCGGCCTGTTGCTTGGAGATGTTTCCCCCTTTGGCCCTTTGTGGTCGTTTCTTCCCTTTCCTCGTAGTAGCCAAACCACGGCGTGACTGGTGACATTCGATCACCAGAGCGATCCACGCCGACGTCTTATCAGTCAAGGAGAGCCCTCGGGCTCTCAGTGACAGTGCCAGTTCCACAAGGGTCCAAGCCCGCGTTAGCGGGTTCCTTGTGGTCTGGGGATAGGACGATTTTCC